GTAATATTGTTCACCGACCGTGACTGAACACGCCAAAGCGCTTGGTCGATAGAGCCGATAATGTCGTCACCAGTAGCCATAATATCCTCCAAGTCCTAGTCCGAAAGAATAACCATTAATCATTCCCCCAGGAGTGTGGGGCATATCTGTGTCCCATAGTCCTAGGAATAGTTCGCTGAGTTCCGCGATTACCAAATCATCAACGTTAAGCAATGTCCCCCGATAATCAGCAATTGCTCGCGCCTTAGAGCCGGAATAGCCCCATGAACTGGAGTGCTGATTATTGACATAGTTGCTGTTTGATGATGACGTACTATCCGACTCGTTACGCGATGTAGTGTCACCTGACGTGCTCGCGTCGCTGATGCTCGTAGCATAGTCCCCATCGCCCGCAAGGCGGGTCTGAGGCGTGTCCGAGCCCACGGTGCGCCCCTTGGACTTGTTGGTGCCACTACCGCTGCCAGTCTGGTGGTTGATCCCGGAGTTCTGGGACTTGCCGTCCTGGCTGGTCTCGCTGTAGTGGCGATTGCCTTCAAGCGGGTCCGTGTTTTGCAGTTCAGCCAGATACATCCGATTATACCGGGGCATAATCAGTTCCATCTTAAGGCTTAACCGCCAGATAAAGATATCAATTGTCTCGTGTGCGATCTCCTGAAGCCAATAGGTCTTCTTAATCCGATCATTCAGTGTTTTCCTGTATGCTTCGTCGAAGATCGGATAATCATCAAGGCCAATATGGTCATTAGTAATCCGCACAACGTCACGAAGCATTATCGTTGTTACCGCCATCGTCACCCCCATAGGTTGTCAAATTAGAACTAGCAAGATAGTCATTAAGGTTCGGTGCAGCATTGTCGTCTACAGCCCAATAGCATGACACGTTAAGCCCGAATTTCTCATTAATCTGCTCACAAGCCAACTCACGCGGCTTCATAAATGACTCACGAGATGCGAGAACCTGCCCGGAATTAGCGGCGGCTTCCTCAACCACCATGCGCTCACGCTTTTCAGAATTCACATTCATAATACCGAGCATTGTGAGTGCTTCTCCCCAAATCTTGGACTTAGACTCCATGTGCTTGATCGAGGAAACAGCACCCGCACCAGCATTCTGGTTAAGGGGAAACACGCCAATAGTGTTGGCGAGATTGTCCATACTCATGTTTTCAGTGCCCCACACAACGGGCTCACCATCGTAAATCTTAGAGATGAGATTCTGGATGGTAAGGCGCTGGTCCTGCGAACACGCGACAATCATCGGGTTGCGTTCATTCAACAGATCAATTTCGATTGTCCTGTCAATCTGAGCAAGCCGCGCAGCATACGAAAGCACAACGTCGATTTCCGGTTCACGTACCTGATTGCCCCAGATACACACCGAATCTGAAGCACTCACCTCACGAGAATAAACACCGTTTCGGGTTACGCGGTATCCAGTTGGATTGTCCTGAATGTCCAGTGGCCCCGAGATTGTTGCGGGCATTGCCATAAACAACTCAAAGAAACTGTCGAAATAAAACACAGAGTACCCGTTATTGAAGATAGTTGCTTCAATAAAACGAGGGTCAATCCCATTAGGCAGTCCCTCCCAAGTAAATCGGGAAAGGCACTTGCCCATCAACTGACGTCGGTACATGTGTTCGAGTTGCACCTGTCGCGCTTCGGATGACGACGGGGGAGATGCCATGATTTTCTTGTAAATGCCGTTAAGCACGTAATCCTTTTTACTCACTAAGGGTCACCCTAACTGACTTGTCAATCCTGTTATTGCGAACGTTCGTGTTACCGATACGCTGGGGAGAACGCCACACAGTCACACCTTTTTCGAAGATTCCCCGCACGCTGGCCTTGAAACCCTCAGGAATGGTTGTGTCAACCAAATAACATTCAGCCATTTTCCAATATGTAAATTCTGTCATGAGGCTAAGTGTCTTCGGGAACTTAATCCAAGTATTCATCAAGTACCCATACCTAAGCCAGAAATCACCAATACTGCGCATAGCCGCAGGTGAAACACTCCTAATTCTAGCATCAATCACAAGGCCGTTGGAGACCATCGCAGACACATAGCCCGACGTCTGTCCAACCACTGACGGTGGAATAACCTGCATGTCCTGACGTTGACCATTAATCGATGCAATAGCCGCCTCATAATCACCATTAGCCGCGAACTGGGCCAATTCGTAGTTAGTATCCCTAACGGACCTTTGCTGCTGCTGAGAAATCTGCGAAGCACCACTAGCCAACTGATTCTGAATATTCGCCGTCGACTGTGCCTGAGAATTATTAATCATCGCAGACACGCCAGCCGTAGCCGCCTGACCAATACCAGCACCAGCCGCCGAACCATTCAGCCCCATAACACCGCCAAGCGCCGTCATAGCGCCCTGAGTTGCCTGAACAGTAGCCCTCATATTATTATAACGCGACTGAGAATCGGCCATAGCAGAATTACCCCACATAGAATTCTCAGCCCCAGCCTGAGTCGCAGCAATACCAGCATTAGCCACATCCCGCGCCGCCGTCGCTGCACGCTGAGCGCGATGCTGCTGCCACTTCGCGTTATTCACCTGAGCCGCCGCAGTGTGTGCCGACGAAGCAAGTGCATTCAGCGAGGAATTGTTGACGGCCGAGAATGTAGGGAGAGACGTGTATCCGGTACACATATCCCAGCCCTCACCGTACTCGTTAGTCACCTTACCTGCACGGCGCTCAACAATCACAGATTCGGTGATTGTGTTGTAGTCCCGGATAGTGAAAAACAGGGACGGATTAGGCGGCACAACATGGGCATACTGATTAATGTTAATTCCCGCTGTGCGGATAGACTCAGGGCGAAATTCAACAGGATTCCCTGAATATGTTGTCAACTCAACAATACAGTATGGCGATGTCACGAATTTCTTAAGTTCCCGATATTCCTTAGGGAGTAACGAAAGAAATTCATTCCTAAAACTAGCGTCAGTCAACGAATAATTGCGATTAATGTAAACACTATTGTCGGATAACCATGTCCACGTTCCTTGACCCGTTTTCTCACCAACACGAACTTTATCGCCGGCATTTAAGTCAACAACATCTTTAGGGACAATAGTAATTGACCCAATTCCCTGCGCAACCCAGGGGTAATAACGAAGCCCCTCCATACCGGATTTAAAATTACCTGCGGTGCACGCATAAATTTCGGTACCGTTAGGGATTCCTTCGGTTCGCGAGGAAGTGGCCATAGATACGCGGGGATTGTTTTCGTCACCGTAACCATTATTGGCGTCAAGTTTTGTTGTAGAAGTAACAATCACAACATAATCGTAATTATTAACGTCCGCCAGCAATCGCCGGTAGGTTCGGATAATTTGGTGCTCAGACCCCATATCCAGACCCTCAGGCTGAGTCAACCAGTTCTTTCCATAGTTGTCGAAAGAATCAGTTGCAGCAATTCCCATGTGCCCGCGCTCAAGATAACTGCGACCAAAATTGATTCGCTGGTAATAAGTGGTCCAAACATCGAGTTGAAGTGTCAACTGTGTTGTGTTTGGAGCAATGTAGTCAATGCTGGTAATGAAATAGAAGAACACGCTAGGCGTATATCCTTCAAAACCGATGTTGTTAACCGGGCGTCCCGGGTTTTCGACCATCACGTAATTATACTGATTGGCCTTAGTGAAAGGTGTGGGAATACGAATCGGCTTGCCCTGAGCAAGATAAGTCATCTGATTAATCTCAACCTTATGCAGATTATTAAAAGACTTAACATAGGCGTAAGGTGTATGACCATACGATTTCCAGTCAACAATATCCCTGTATGTGTTGTCGAAAGGCACATTAACCATTGTGATAACCGACCCGGCAGACCACACAGAATAATCAAACGACAAGCCCGCGCGCGTCTCAGGCGGCATTGCATAAATCTCTGACATATCGTCCTCCTTCAAGTCCAAGCATAGCAGAACCGGGCGCCCATTGGACGCCCGGTTCTACATTGATTCAGGTACTACTTCTTAACCTGAATACTAATCTCCTTATTCAGCGGCTTATTGCCATCCTCGCCCTTAGTGTCAACATTCACACCGAGAGTGAGGAACGCCTCAGGCTCATCGGCCCCGATGGTAAGAACACCGTCATTAGAAATCTTTGTTCCCTTAGACTTAGCATTCTTAAGGTACCAATCAGTGGCGTAACCCTTATTCGCAGGCGCCGTCTTCCACTGAATACTGGCCTGACGAACCGCCCCAGGAGGCATAATAGTCGACTGATTACCATCCGGCTTAGTCACAAGTAGCGAAGTAATCGCTGCATTAGTCTCGGCCTTAGGCGTCACCACAACCGTATTCGGCTTAGTACCGAACGCAATAGCCGGGGTAAACGGCGAAGCACTCATGACCGACCAGTGGTGCAGCCAGAAATTATCATACAAACCCTCAGGGTTAGAGATACTCCGGTTCTCAAGCAGAATGTCCTTAATCACGAAGAACTGCTTACTAGTCAGAATAGCCGACGTATCAGCCATCCCCAGCGCCTCACCCGGGACCGTGATGATATGAGACGGCGCCTCAGCATCGCTCCGGTTAAACGCGGCGGACAGAGACGTCACATCGACGTTCGCCTTAAACTCAGGCGTCGCAATAAGCACCAGGTCCTCGGGGCGAGCGAACGAGTGAACGGCTGCACTGTTAAATGCAGGTGTCGGATACTGCATCTTATTCGCAGCAACCCTAAGCGCCTTAAGCGCAGCGTCAACCTTAGCCTTATCCGGCTCAAACGAATTCATGTCGGAAATCTGCATCCGATAGAAGCCGAACTTATCGTCGAAGGTCTTGAACAACTTCGTCATACTAAGGAACTCGGACCACTGGTCAGACGAAGCCGCCACGGCCATAATCTGAGAAATCATCTCAGAAAGACCGTTATCCGAAAGGAAAGCCCGACGAAGCACATCGCGATTAACCGTGATCTTAAACTTCTCCTTGCGGTTAATCGTATGGAACGCAGACTTAGAAGGCGGCGGGGCCTGCCCGAACACGTCGCGCTCAAGGTAGTCGCGCTGTTCCTCATAAATTGTCGGCTTAATGAAGTCAAGGTGGACTTCCTCGATGGTGTCACCGAAATTCATCATGCCCTGCTTGAAAACAGCAAGCGGATTCTTCCACGAAATGTCACGGACAATCGTAGAGCCGATGCGGTTAACAAGCGATGACATGAATTCATTGCGAGTGATGTTATCAGACATGATTCCCGCAATCGTCTCCTGAATATTCGCCTTAGTGGCCTCAGGAACCATGTTCTGATAATCGTATCGTGCATCGCTACGAATAGCATTAAGAATATCAATATTTGAAGTGTCGTCACGCAACTGTGGCATAATCAATTCCCCTTAAATAGTTCGCTAATCGACTTAGGCTTCCAATTGGAATCGGGAACCTTGTCATTCCCAGAGTCGCTACTAGAAAACAGCCCCGAAAGTCCTGCGAGAGTCTTTCCAGTACTGGCCGCAGCCTTCCTGTCAATCCCCATACCATCAACTATAGCATTCCCCGCGTCCTTAGCGGCCGCTCCCCCGAGATCAAGGGCCGCGCCACCAACGTCACCCACGCCCTTGAGCGCTGCCTTGGCGTCATCCTTCGTGTTCTCGGCCGCCTGTTTCACGTCGTCCAAGGTCATTTCCTTAGATGTAGGAACGTCGTCCCCAGCAAACGGGTTACCTGTCTCCCTATCTGTGGGGGTTAGTTGCTCACCAAGACGGTTCTCAAGTTCCGCCTGCAACGCAGAAACCTTCTCACCGAAAACGTCTGTGAGATGCTTCCAAGCCGCCTTGGTGTCCTTGAAATGGTCAACGTCCGCAGGGTCCTTGGGGGCTCCCTCGAGCATGTTCCCGTCGTCAGGAGAGACGGCCTTCTTGTCCCCGTCGCTATCGCCTGGATCAAAGACGTCATTACCGGTCATTCCAGATTCCTCGCGCTGCTGCGGCGTGAGGTCCTTGGCCGCCTTGTTCCGTGTCTGAGCATCATCCATAGACTGTTGGGGGTCACCCTCAGTCCTGCGCTCGGTAAGCGAACGACCATCGTGCTCGGCCTTGTCCTGCTTGATCGACTCAGCATTCTTGGCGTCAACCTTGGCCTTATTGGCCTTTCGCTGTTCCTCGTTCATCGGGGAACCATCGGGGTTTAGCCCCTTAAGTGCATTCTTTTCGACATCAGATAGCGCCATAATATCCTCCTAAAACGGTAGGCTAGGAACCTACGTTCCTAGCCTACCATAAATACCCAATCATCTGAAAGCAAATCTGAGGGCTGCTACCCAACTAAGCCAGGCCCAGTTCATTAGGTTGCTCCCCGGCAATTAGTCAGAAATCACTTAGCAGACTTGGGAGCATTCTTGGCAATATAGTCAACAAGGGCCTCCTCAACAATCTCGGACGGCTGCTTGCGGAGAGTCCAATGCATCTCCTCAAGGTCCGCAAGAACAGCCTTGCTGAGACGGAACTTGGTGGTTGCGTGAGTAGAAACGGGGCGTGCCATGATTACCAACCTTAATCAATCTTGAGTGTGAATGTTGTATCCTTGAGGACTGTTCCCCCAGGAACCCTTACAGGAATCAGTTTACCATTCCAAGTGCCGCCGTGCAACATATCATCCAAAGTCAATGTTGCTGCGACGTTGCGGGGCATGCCCGCGATGTGTACGTCAAGTTTACCATCAATTTCCTCCGCATACTGCTTTGCGCGAATGTAAACCGACTTTGTGAAACAACTCTCATGCTTCCAGGCTCCCAGTTCTACAGGATCAACCCATAATGAATCCGGGGGAGTGGTAGGGCCGATGAGATGTAGAGAATCGGTATCGGCATATGCGAATGTGTCATAGTTATCTTGTGCTGCACTAATCGTTTTCTTTCGTGCATAGGCTGTAATGAATACGCCCATTGGTGTATAAACAGGGTCCCGCATTTCAGGTTCATTCATTACCAGCGAAACGCGATTGTCTTTCAAGGTGGGATGTTTTCCGGTAATGTCAGGATTGGTTGCAAATTTTCCATACAAACTGTTTAGGTGTAGTTTAGCGATTTGCCTTAGTCCGCCAGTGCTGTTCTTTTTAATTTCCATAAAATGGTCAACATATCTATCAAAAAATCCGTGTGAACCGCGAAACTCGAATGTACCATTCCATGAATAGATTTTTAAATCATAGTGCTTTTTCCATAATTCGATATCAATATTTGTAGCCACAACAGTTGTAGGTTCTTTTACTTCTTCTAGGTATTGTGTTGGATTAAAAGAAAGATTCTTTTTAATTTGGATGCAGGGAATGTGGTTTGGTTTTAGTTTCGCTGTAAATGTGATTGAAGCAATGTAAAGTGGTCGATTTGTTTGCGGGGAACCATCTGAATAAATCGGATCGCCGTAAGGAAGTAGTGCTGTTCGCATCACCGATGGATATAACGAATTGACGTCATACACACTTCCCTTTCCATTAAGTCGCTTCGAATAACGCGGGTCTGCGTAAGTAAATCCTCCCCGATATGCTTTACGTATTTCACCATCAATTTCTGGTGAAAGAATTGGGAATCTGCGAATAAACAGTTTTCCCGTCATTTTCTTGTATGTTGCAAGCGAATCGCTACCCGCCGTTAGTTTAGTCATCTTTTCTTCAAACTGAACTTCGAGCGCTTGAGCAACAATTGCTACATCATTTCGCTGATATCGCTTTTCTTGCTCTGTAGGGATGTAGCCTAATGGTCTAGGTTTTTCATAATCAATCTCAAGTTTCTGGTCATGCAAATTAAATGCTTTAGCGATTGCACTGACCGACATTGGCAATTTCTTAAATGAATCTCGGAATTCAACCCTATAACCAGTCTCAAAAACAACTGTGATTGAATAATACTTACCCATCCTAGAAATCAAAGAAGTGAATTCCTTAACCCCCGGGTTTTCCTTCACCCATTTATAATCGTGCTTCAATAGCCAATCTAAAATAAATGTCCCGTCAAAAGCAAGATTGTGAAAATAGATATGTGCTGCACGTTCAGAAATATGAGACATAAACCCATCGAGAGAAATGCCGTCAACATAATTCTGAAGTTTCCCAACCTGAATAATGCCCCAAGACCAAACCCGGCAATCGTCCTCAACCGTCGTTGTCTCAAAGTCTGCGCAAAACGAAGGAACCTTTTTATGACTACGCCTAGCGCCGCCCCTTACGGGACTTACGCTTGTTGATTGGCGAGCCACTGAAATCGTCCTCCGGTTTAATCTTAACTTGCTTTATTTCTTTAAGTAGAGATTTAATGCTAGAATCTGCTTCCTCCACATCATCGTACCAAAGATCGTAGCCGGCTCTCCTTCGATCAAAATATCCTTCTTTCGCCGCTTCGTACATAAGCGAAAGTTGGTTGGCGAAATCGCCGTTTACAGTCCACATTAACCACAACACGTCATCGGGAATGTCTGTAAGAATATCATACAGTTCGGGGTCACCAATAACATCAAGCATTGCAGCAATCTGTTGTTTTGCTGACGTCAACTTTTCTTGCTTGGCTGCCTTACTGAGAGAGTCCAAAACAACATTAGTTTTCTCGCGCATTGCTTCGGCGGACTCAAAATTCACTGTGCGCTTATCGGGATTCATTCTCTCAAGCGCATAATGTGAGCCGCCGGGCAAATAAGAACGAGACGGTCTAAAATCTCTAATCCAGTCGCCTACGGTAACGTCACCCATATAGGGCAATTTAGTTCCCGCTACACTACGTTCGTAAGCGTCAATATCCTCGTTATAGCGACGCACAGCATCACGATAACGACGAACGTCTTTAGCAGAAATGGGATTACCTTTGCGGTCAGAATAATACCACACGCTATCAGAATTATTAAACTCGCTAAGACGCTCAAGTTCCCTAGCCGCATTCTTCAACGTCACCTTCCCAACAGCCGACTTACCTAAAGGATCATACTTCGTCCCACGAATATCCGCGCCGTCATCGCTAATGGCCATCTTATACATCTTACGCACAGCCCTATCGCGCTCAACCTGCAACAAATCACGCGCCCTATCCAAATCCGAACGATGCTGCTCCTTTGCGCTCGCCTTAGCCGACTTGACCTTAACCTTACCCTGCTCCTCAGACAACGTATCCGGCAAAGGACTAAAATCAAGCCCGCCAACAAAATCCCTAATCTCGGACGCGGTATTCCGAACATGCTTCGCGCCGCGCTTAAACGAACGATAATGCTTGCCCCAATGAGACTTAACCAAACCAATCACCCCCTGCCCCCTAAGGGGCAGGGGGCAACTAGTATCCTACAACGTCCGTCAGGCCAGCGTCACAGTCGTGTACTCACGACCACGCCCAGACTTAGCAGACCCAATCTCAACAGCCACCGGCTCAGGCCACGACTTAACGTCACCCAGAATATCCACAAGCCGCTGAATCTGAGCAACAACCGTCTGAGACGAAGTGCCGTAAGCGTTCCCGTCCTTGTCAATCACCGTGATAGCCCGACGGATCTCAACCTCACCAGTGTCCGTGTCAACCACGTCATCCTCAGTGATAACAATGTCCTTGATCTCAATCTTATTGCCCCGCAGTTCCTTGAAAGAAACGGCCGAGTTCTGTGCAGTGAAGAAAGCCTTCTTGCCAGCAAAGTCGTCAGAGAGAGAGGAGTAAACAACAGCCATGATCTTTTCCTTTCGTATGGCTACTTTCAATTCAATTCAGTTCTGGTATTACCCGCCCAGCCGGGAATCTAAAATAGTGTCTGCTCAATGCTTTGGGGATTGTCATCAATGACCACCAACGCATCTCTCCTAGTAAGCATTTCGCACACAATATTTTCAATTGGTGTTGTTAATGGAAAATGCATGTACTTAGGATTTCCTAAACGGTTGTTCATTGCAACAATCTCGGACTCTGTTATGCGCACCCAAACCTTTTCTGTGGAACGCATCATGCAGAAAAAGAACGAATCTCTATATTTTGTGGAATACCGCAGAACATTGTGTGTTCGGTAATTTAACTTGTTGTCATATCGCCTAACCCTAAAGCCTTTAGGGACAGTTACAATATCACCATTACAATAAAAGTGAGACCCGCAATCCACAGCAACCAACTCCCAACCCGAGGCACGGCCTTAGCCGCAATCATACCCCCAGCGACACCGACAGCAACCCCGCACGCACTAAGCCGATCACCATGACGCCGCACGTCACCACAAGAACAAACCGCACCATTGACAGCAGAATTGCGTCGTTCATTTTCCTGATACCCCATCTCCTTGTCGATCCAAATAAGTTCACCGTTAACGTTTTCCCACATTTTCATCACCCCTTTCGCTCGCCATCATATCAAACACCTGAGCAAGTGTAGTACCCTGTGAGAAATAATAAGTGGCGCGATCTGTTTCAATCCAATGCCCGCCATATTGCTCATCTGGAAGAATTGTAATCTCTCTCATCCCAGTTCCTTCCATTCCGTGCGGCCCGATCGCCGCTCCGTTCATGTATTAATAATG